ATTCACCCAACACTTCTAATCCAGTTTCCTCTACCAAGATTAGTTCTGTGAATTCTGTATTTATTGCCTGAACTACTTCTGTATTGTACCTTTCAAAATAAATTGGTACGTAATATCCTTGTGATGCAGTTGGTTGTGTGTCAACGCTTGGACTTAAAATTATAGTACTTCCATCAAAGTCTAATGGAGTGACGATTTTAAATGGATATACATTAGATACTTCAGGTTGCAGTTCTTGTAACGATTGTGTGGTTTGTATTAATATAGGTGATACAGTTTGTCTATCCAACACATATTCGTCGCCTTCCGGTGACAGATAGTTAGTTGATACTTTAATAACATCATCATTGTTACGATTTAGTTCTACTAAAACTTTTGATATATACGAATTTAAAATATTATTAGCCATTTCTATCTACTTTAAATGAGTAATCAAATTCTGGAAACCACACTTGTTGTCCCGAAGAAATTTTTAAGTCTATTGTATAGTATCTATCAACGTCAAACCCCGTAGTATCCAATAGTATGTACGATCCAGACGTATCACAATTAATTGTAGAATATTGATCAAAATCATGAATTGTCATACCAGATACTTGATCTTTTATTCTGTAAAGTGATGATGATGGTAAATAATATTTTGTCTTGTATCGTTGCGCTTCATCAAACCGTTTATCAGGAAATTTATCTCTAACGACAAGATACACTTTATCTATTTCACCTACCGTGTATGCAGTTTTCAAATTTTTTGGTATGATAGAAATATTTCCCGTTGAGATCGGTTTTAAACTACCTGTAATAAATGTTTGATTATTATATAACACTTCTAGTTTGGGAGCAAATATCGTGTGGGTATTTGAGGAAAAAAATTTAATGTTTCCTGTATTTGTAGTAAGTTGTTCGTCCGTGTCTGGGAACTTTACTATCAATCCGTTCCACGCAAATTCATTTGATCCCGATACAACGGGACGTATTATTTGTGTAACATCAATTTTTATATCTTCAATTGGTACCCTTGAAAAAGTATATGAAGCAGATGGAGTTGTAACATAATCACTCCCAGACAATGACCAACTAACAATCGGAGATGCAACGTTCCAAGTAACACCGTCTTGCATATTTTTTACATCTTGATAAAAATATCCACTTCCTTCCGTCCAACTACGCGATACTGGGTAGACGTTAAGTTGTTGATACCGTGTTACGTTTTTGGCATTTGCTATTCTAAGATTCAAATAATATACGGAATTCGTTGGATATTGGTTTTCTGAGGGGATATCAATATTCAATACTATCCGTGCAGAGCCAGATGCATACTTACCCACTCCGTCCAATGGTTTAATAACTTTGCCGACTTCTATAATTTCATCTAGACCCGTGTTATTATCAGGATATCTCTGGTATATTGTTGCATCTTGAGATATAGGTAAAAAAGTTCTCATAATTTATCTCATTTATTGACGAGCGTGACCCACAATATCTGTTTCTGGGTATCTGACTTCAAAAATACATGGGTCTAATGACGGGTATACAATATCATCGACCACTGCCTCTTCAATTGGATACCTATATTCAAAATAATCACGACCGTCTTTAAATTTATACTTGTTAGTAATTAATACATCAACTACTGTTTGTACTCCGTCCACCGAACCTATTACCAATCGCAAATCATTCATTATTATGGGTTGATTTATTTGCCACTTTTTAATATCAAAAAATTCTTTTATTGCATCTATACAACGTGCAACAACATCGTTCATATTATAGGTTCTATATACTACTATATTAAACTCTACTCCTATATTAACAACAAACGCATCGAGAATGTTCACGTCATCCGTCAATATTCTATATTGTTCTAAATACTTAACAAGATTTTTCTTAACCAGTGTATTTAATGTTGCCAACTTACCGGTTGAATCATAACCAAGAACATATAAGTTTATAGAATTTGGCGCCACTGGATCTTTTACATATATTCTATTATTGTATGGGTCTTGGTCGTTATTTACTACTAAATTGGACGGGTCTTGTTCGCCGATTGCGTTAATTTGTTCGTCACGAACAACAAATACTTTTGAGATTTGTCCAAATTTAGATGGCATTGCAAGGGATCTAACCATGTAATCTTTATCAGTGACTACACGATTTTGTGCATTGAAAAATGCTAGAGCGTTTTGACGAATTTCTTCAACATCTTCTGCGTTTCCACCACCACGTGCAGGTTCGTCATTTAAAATTGCTAGACTTGCAACTATTTGAGAAAATAAATTTCTCTCCGCAGGTTGGTAGTCAGTTATCGTATTGGCCACCAACGGTAAATCTACTTTATTTATTGTATTTGATGAAACGTTTGATTGAACGCCGCCGCCAATAAGATACGTGACAGTTAACGTAGTATTTGCAGGAGCCATTCCAAATGTATCACTTGATATAAAGTCAGATGGATCCAACGAAGTATTTGCAATTACTTGATTGTACTTTGAATTTGCAATTTGTGTAGAGTTTAGTGTAACAAGATCACTATCCATTTCTCCTGTTCCGGAACCAAACCAAAGTTCCATTTTCATGGAAGAATTGATTCTTGTTGCAAATCTACGTGGTCTTCTTCTTAAAATTGCCAATTTAGCAGGTGGTAATGAGCCTGTTTCTAACGTAGATTCAGACAAATATCCCGCATCGTCTCTAACTTGTATTGTACGTTCTTCTAATAATAAATCTTGCCCCAAATAGTCTACTTCATGCCAAGTATACCCATCCGAATCAACCACCGATTGTATTCCTATGATATTTGGTTCATTCAATTCTATTTTTGAAAATTTTTGTGCAGAACCAAAAGAAAACGTTGCAACTTTTGTATCAGCGGATACCAATTTTATCTTTTTTGAAACCACATACATGGTGGGTGCATTGTTTATGTCCCGAGAAAGTATTCGTATAGATCTATTCGTTGGGTCAGCAAAATCCACATCTTCCACGGATCGGAAACTTTGTATAGGCGGTGTATCTGTAGAAAATTTTGAATTAGTCAGTACTTTTAAGAAAAATCGCTTATCGGGTTCATATTGCCGTAAAGATCCTAATGCAGGTACCATTTGAAAAATAGTCGCCTCAACCGTTGCAGCTGCAGTTAATTTTGGTTTATAACCTAATGCTTGAGCAATCTGAATTACGTTTTGTTTTTCCGTCGCCACCAATAATAAGTTTTCTTTAAATTGATTATCAATATAAAATGATAGTACATCCCCTACATATGCGGCCATTTCCATAAACATCATGCCGGGAGATGCTTCATTAAAATCCGTATAAGTATTAGGGTAGTATGATTTAGCAAACTCAATCAAATTTTGACGGAATTCAGAAAAATTTTTTGCTAAGTAATTAACTTCTTTAAAATTTGGTGTAAATTTTCGTGTAATTGATTGGTTTACCGCCATTGATTATCTCCTAAAACGTCAGAATGATGGTATCTCTGATGTTTGGGTTTTTTTTAAGTCTGTACCCGACATATAAACGAAGTGTGTTATTGTCTATTTCAGTTGGTCCCGCACCTAACTCAAATTGTACCAATTCTAAGAAAGGCATCCAACGTTCTACTGCATCTATAACCGATAACCGAGCACCTTCAATATTTTCTGGCGTCAATTGCTCAAAGAGATAATCGTGTATACCACACCCAAATTCGGGTTGATGTACACGTTCCCCCTTTCTAGTAAGTATCAAATTTATAAAGTTTGATTTAACTTGTGTTAAAGTATCAAATCCTTGCTCAAAATAGCCAGTATTTCCTATTCTGATGGGTAGGGTTATTCCAAGCGCTTGAGTCATGTATTATCTCAACTTAACCCTAATTTTTTCATAATGGCAGAATAATCTTTTGTAACTGCTTTTATTACTTCTGGGTCAGCATCATGAGGAGTATTTTCTGGGAGCGGTACTGTCATATTATTGGTGGCCGCACGTAACGTGTTGCCGTCATAAGATATATCCATGAGCTCTGCAAACCGTTTTCTATCAAGCGAAGGTTTTTTTATCGGAGCTGCTACGGACGTTTTTATTTCTGTCAATTGTTTTACTTCGTTAACTGCTTCTGCTAACATTTTCGGTAAAATTCGTTCAACTTCTTCTTCAACAATTGTACGAATATATGCTTTTAATAATTGCTTATCCATTTATAATCTCCTTAACCATGAGTATTATTATCAAAAAGTGAAATCCGGCTGGGGTGGGAATCCTATTAGGCCGTTAGATTTAATTAGGTTAGTTACCTCTGTTTTTACTTCGTTTTCCGTTGAATATTTTGATTTTGAATAATATTTACTATCCAGAAAATCTCGGTTGCCATCAGTATTATCATATATCAGCACTGCCCACAAACCTTTGTTTGATTTAGAATTTATTTCTATAAAATATTTCATTTTAGTAGAAATTGTCGGGGGTGGGGGAGATGCTTCTGGAATTTTTGGCGGTTCTGGTGTGGGTTCTGTTTTTTTTACTGGAGTTAGTGGGTATGTATATGTCTCTTTCCCCTTTTCCAGATTATTTTTACTTGTTTCTTTTTTTTCACCTGCCAATTTTTTTAATTGCTTGGCTATATCAACCGCTTGAATTATTTTTGGATCAATAAATGGTAATTTTGGCGGAAATGGAATAGATGCCACTATGAAGTCTTTTAACTTTGTTTTTCCTTCATTAATTAAAATTTGTTTGGCATTTAGTTTAAGTTCTTCTGCCTCCGTTTTCTTTTTTAAAACTTCCGCCTCTTTTTCTTTTTTTATTAATACGGGATCTTTAGTAATCGGTAATTTTTTTAATTTTTCCACATTATTATTGGAAATTTTATTGGTTGCCAAATCAAATAGTTTTCTACCATCAGAATTCTTTGCTTGTACGGTATTAATTGCGTCTTTTATTGGATCTGACATATTAGGTTACTTTATAGTAGCTGTCTGATAACAGCCATTGATTGTTTTCAGTTTTAATTTGTGTTCCGTTTTCAAATTCATTTTTAACAATTGCAGTTGTTACGTCTTGATTTGACATTGCAATAAACACATCATTGCTATTAAATGGTGCTCCAGAAAACGGTGAAGATTTTTGTGATCCTGGGTTTGGTGACACTAACTCGGTGTGTAGTGCCGTTAGCGCGGTTACTATCTGCGGCATCAATACTCCTGGTCCAGTTGGTGTTTGTACATGAAAAAATGCAGAAGTGCCAGGAGTTATTGCTGACGGAATATTTATAGTTGGTCCAGATAATCCTGCCGACTGGTATGTGGGTATTTGCGGGGGTGTTATTCCTAGTCCCATAATAGCTTGTATTAACCTGGCTAAAAATATAGATAAACTTGTTCCACCAACCACGGGTTCTGCATCATTTTGTATTCCACCCAAATGAATTTTTTTACCCACTAGAGAAATTTTTTCACCAGCCAACATAGATATATCACTTCCGGCTTTTACAGTAAAATCTTCATCTGCAACGTTATCAATATTTCTACTGGTGTTTATCTGTACGTCTAAGTTTGCTGTTAATATGATGCTTTCATCCGCGTCTATTGACGTTCTTTTAAAGCTATTCAAATATATTTCTTCATTTGAAAACATCATGATATGTGTTTTCTTTGCATCCAAAATTATTCTATCAGAATTCAATATAATCTGTGCTTTATCAAACTTTTGTGGTGGATTTAAAATAGATCTGTAAAATGATCCCGCATTCAACGTGATGGGTTCAAAAGGAACTGTTTGATCCGAAGTCATCCACAAAGATGATGCATCTCTATTAATATCCTCTAACGTTAATCCAAAGACTTTATCCGTCGTACAATTTTTAGTTTCTGCATCCTTTGCCTGTCCAGTCCGTAATATTATGTTGGGTGCCATTCCTTTACTACTTGGATCCATCTGACTTGAACCAAACCTGATTGAGTGTCCCATGCGTCCTTGAATGAGAACGTCTCCCTCAAAATGTTTGAGTGGTCGTACTCTATTATCAGGCTTAAAATACTGCCCAAACTCGTGGTCTTCCTTTTGAATTTCAGTTTGTGTAGCAGTTATTTTTCTGCCAAGTTTAGCCGGTCTGTTATCTAATTGCTTTGATAGATTTAACATACCGTTTTCTTGTATTCTGTGTGCAAGATAAACTTTTCTATTGTAGAAATAGTCTCCTAGTACTCGTTGTACTATTACCAACTCACCTATTAATGGAAGTTCTTGTATTGTTGCATCAATCGGCTGAGCCCAATCCAGTGTCTCGGAATCTCTACTATTATCTACTGAAAATATTCTGATTTTTATCATCCCTACGTTATACCCGTCCGACGAATATTTTGGATGAAGATGATCTAATATTACATCTTCAACGATTGCTTCATGTATGGGTGTTGTTATAGGTCTGGCTGAATCAGTTGTTCCTGACGTAGCCAGCATTCCACCAGGCCTTCCTCTATAAACCCACTTGTCTCCAGATGCCATATTACGGTTTTATCCGATGAATCGTATTTTCTAAGTCGTCTTGTTCTGCAATAACCGTTTCAAAATCACTTTTTATATTTTTTAACAGTTGCATTTTTTCTTCCTCGCTCAACATGTCGCCGGACGAAGATCCTTTACTGGATACCATGACCAATCGTTGTGCTATCTGTGCAAGTCTAACCAAATGTTCGTCATTTTTAACATTTACATCCAAAAAATCTTTTATAACTGGTCCGAGGACGGCTGCGTCTTCTGGGGTTTTGATTAGTTTAACAAAACTTGCCACAAATTGATTGATCTGTTCTCGTTTTTTATCTGTATTTTTGTAGATATCCGAGAACAGATCAGCCAATGTTTTTCCGTCAAAAATTTCCGTATCAAATGCCATAAGCAATTTCTATAGAGTGAAGGTCTATATCATAAATAGTTATTTTTCTTGATTATAGACAAAAAGCATGGATGGATCTGATAAATATCCTGACCGGCGATATTCTTTCATTTGTTCCAAAACATGTACTTTCATCTTATTAATAACTTTCGTGATATGAACCGTTTTATTGTTGGTCATTTCACGAATTAGTACGTATAGTGCTTTTTTATTGAAATTTTCTATTGTGTTTGCGCGTTTCATTAATTCTATTACAGCATTTGCTATTTCCTTGTCTCTTTTTTTCCTAAAAATTCTATCTAAATTAAAATCCCAATATTGAATTAACAATTCTACAAAATCACTAGTATCTTTGTGAGAAGATTCAACTTCTGGTTTTGTTGTTAGTACTTCCTCCAATAAATACGACTCGTCGGTTGACGAATCTACTATGTAAGTTGATCGCAATTCATCACGATACGAATTATTGTTGTGTAATACTAAATAGTTTTTTGCTACCACAGAAAAATATGAAAATGCCTTACCTTTATCTTCCGTAAACTTGTGTAAATTAAGTACTAGAAATGATACTACCTGATTCTTAATATCTTCAAAATTTCCATCTATATAAGGAAATTTAAATCTATTAATTATATTTTCTGCTAATTTATCAATTGGTGCGTGTATTCGTTCTCTAAATATTTGATCTCTTTCCTCTTGATCGGAAGATTTATTGTATTCTACAATTGCTCGTTCCGTATCTTGGGTGAAATATACCTTACCCAGCTTGGCACGACGAATTTCTAGGTCAGTCTTTTTCTTCATTTTGCTCCTTTCCATAAATTATTGGACGAAGCGTGAACAGTATGTCGGACATTTGCCTAAATACCGTCCCCACTTCGTCATCTGATTCAAACATTTGTTTTTCGTCTAATGTTCTCATCGTATGGAGTACAAAAGACAATGAAGTATAGAATTCCTCTATACTTTTTTCATAAATTTCTAATTTTTTCAGTAGATTATAGGTTGCATACCCTAACCCTATGTTTAGTATACCTAAAATTGTAATAACGATTATCATTAGATCTCTGGTAGGTGGAAATTACTAAATTTTGACATATATTTTGCTACCGACGTTCCATTTGCATCAGTTCTGTTACTTCCGGTACGGAAAAATGCTTTTACCCCCTCACTTCCCGCAAAATGCGCTCCGGCAAGGATACCTGCACGGGTAATTTTGACCCCATTCACTACTTTTCCACTATACCGACGAATATACCATGACAATTCACGATGATTGACCTTCATATATCGTAACATCACGGTATCTTGGATCTGTCGGTTGTTTAAAAACTGATGTTGCGTTACTCGAAATCCTAAAACCCGAACGGTAGATGGACTAAACTGATAACGTCCCATCATACCGAACTGATTGACTGTTCTATGGGTTCCGCCCGGTGTCTCAATTGACGCAATGCGATCCATAAACATTTCAACCGGCGTAGGTTTAGACTTTGGAATCGGTGTAACCGTAACATTTGGAAGTCTATCAACAATATACACAGACGTAATTAAAATTACAAGTACCAAAATAAGTTTTTTCATAAATTCCTCACAGAAGGTGGGGACGGGCCTCGTTCATTCCGGCGTTTGTGACTTGTACATAGTCTGGATTGAACTCCGTTAGATTGTTTGCTCCGGCATAGGATAATGCAGACCGCAAGCCATCCAACAACCCCTCCACAACGAATTTCACGCTACCCTTGAACGGAACGATAGTAGACTCGCCTTCCACATTTCGAGTAGCTTGACCGTGAACCGTCTTCGTCTCCAATGAAGCAGCCCCACGATATCTCTTATATAACCCATTTGACTTCTCAATGATTGCTCCAGGCGCTTCTTTGGTTCCTGCAAGAAGTGATCCCAGAATAACCGAACTTGCGCCAACTGCTAATGCCTTTGCAATGTCTCCACTGTTCCGAATACCACCACACGCAATGATTGGAACCGTAACCTCACTGGCGCAACGTTCTAATGACATAACATTTGGGACACCAAACCCTGTTTTGATCCGAGTGGTACACAGCGATCCTCCACCAATCCCCACCCGAATTGCGTCTGCCCCCCACTCAACAAGATCTGCTGCGGCGTGGGCAGTTGCAACATTTCCAGCAATAATATCTACGTGTGACGGTAACTGATATTTTAACGTGTTGATTGCTTCTTTAACAAATTTGTGATGTCCGTGTGCTACGTCAATTAATATAACGTTTGCTCCAGCAGAAACAAGGGCGTGTGCCCGTTCTAAATAATCACCATTTGCTCCGATTGCCGCCATAACGGGAATTACTTGGGATTGCATCAGAAAAAAAGTATGTAGTTTTTTCGTCACTAACATAACTTCATTCATCTGTTCCGTAATAGTATTGAAACGATGAATACATCCCACGCCACCCAATTCTGCCATAGCAATAGCCATTTCGGAATCACACACAGTATCCATTGGAGAAGCAATCAACGGAACCCCAATACTATAATTAGTTGTTAATTGAGTTGTAAGGTCAATTTTTTGACGGCTTTCAATTTCACTATATCGTGGTATGAGTGTAATATCGTCATATGTTAATGCTTGTCCTCTCATGATTACCTCTGAATAGTTGCGTAATAATCGTTCTGTTTACGTTGCCGATCAATATCTTTAATGTGATATAACGACCATTCTTCTTCGGCTGGGAGCGGGGCCATTGTTTTGAACCCGACAATACGTTCGTGAACTACCCCTTCCCAACGAATATCAACGTGGCTCTTATACAAACGAGTTTGATAATCTGGGAACATGACCCACCCGTGTTCGTTTACCTGCCATCGCCAACGTTTGATATCTTCGTCTACTAGTCCATTGACCACATTAACACGAGGAATAAGAAACAGATCAATATTGGTATTGTTGTCAACAATGTCGTGAAGATAGGTTAAAAGGTTGGGATGAAATGTTTCGTCAGCATCTACTTGAAAAATATAATCACCTTTACATTGTTCTGCCAAAAAGTTTTTATGTGCCGCAAAATTATTATTCAGTGCATGGTTGTGCAACTTAATAGAATTGGAACGTTCATATCCCTCTAAAACATTTACAGTAAATGGATCTGTAGAATTATCGTCTACTACGACAATTTCATCACCTGTTTTTTCACAATATGGTACCAGTTGATCCAATAGATCTTGAATATACTGTCCTTCGTTATGTGTAGTTACGGCGAAACTAATCATCACGTTAAACTCCTGTATTTGAAGAGGGCAAGTTCTTTTGCTTTTGCTTCTAGATCAACGTCTATGTCAAGACCGTAATCATCAAGTACATTAAACACATAATCAGCATGTGCCCGAGGATTTCCCGATACGTTCTCATTGATATTTTTACTCTCGCTGTAATGGAAAAGTGGTTTAATTCCTTCTGGCCATGTACCTGCTGCTATTTTAGCAGCATCTTTTGAATCCCATCCATCAGGATGAAATTGATGATGGAAATAATCAAATGTAATTGGAATATTAATTACGTTGTGTAAATAATGATAGAGTTGGCGTACAGAAAATGCCTTCTCTTTGTCGTCATTTTCTACTACCAACCGTGATTGACAGTTTTTAGACAGTCTATGATAATTTGCAATCCATCGGTACGCCGTGTCTTGAGAAAAATTCATACCGACATGGATATTGAGTGCGTTGTATGGTGTATTGCTCAGTCCCATCATATCAAAAACTTTAGAATGTAGTTCTAAATCTTTGATAGAATTAAGTACAACGGATTCCTTTTCCGATCCCAATTTGACAAAGTGATCAGGGTGTGCCGTGACACGTTGCTTTGTGGATGTGGCAAGAATACCGGCATTTGCCAGTGTTCGTGCAATTTCGTTGATGTGCGGAAGGTCGTACAGATCATACTCCGTACCCCACGGGAAAATACCCGACCCCATTCGGAATACCGTGATGTTATTATCGGCATTCCATTGTAAGATTTTTACAAGATCACGTGCATTAGCAAGGGCAAGTTCAGACGCATAGTTCAACCCCTTTTCTTTGAAGGTACGTTGAATCATACCACGCCCAGTAGTAATTTTTTGTTTGTTCAACGTCATGTTAATACAACAATAACCAACATTATGTGGCATATATATAACCGTTTGTTGAGATACAATAAATCTAACCTATTACTGATAGTTTGTCAATAGTTTACTGTTTTCTTGGAAGAATTTCTCTGTTATAATATTCTATTGCTTTTGGGTTGTATTTCCACATAAGTTCATTAGACCAGTCAAAATCACCTCTAGCATAATATTGAGGATCTGCTGCCTCTTGGGCTAGATGTAAACTTTCCATTTCTATAACATTTTCATCTATATTATTTTCTTTATAATACATTTCATATGGCTCGGTATCTTCTACGGTAAACACTTCGGTATTATCATTTTGTATTTTATATGAAGGTTTACTAGACACGAGGGTTGCATTTTTTATGAGAAAATTAACTGCAATTACTAATGCTACCGCTAACGGATCAAAAACTAATACAATGACGAGCGTGAACCATTTGACCACCGTATCAAGGTCAGTGCCCAGTACTTTTGCAATATAGATGAAAGTGCCAACATCACCGTTTGTTTCAATTTCCACACGTTTGCTAATACTGATTCCATTGAGGCTATCTCGCTGTGCTGAAAGGTTAGAGATTTCTTTTTGTAATGCCGTAACATTTCTGTCTGCTTGATTTAATGCGTTTTGTGCCGTACGAATAGTCGAACTGTTTCCTGTTGTGGACTTAGATACCATATTATCCAAACGGGTTTCTTGTTGAGATCGTAATGTTATTAATTGATTAAGACGATCTTCTTTACGTTTAATATCTTGTTCTAGACTACCCACTCTTCCTTGAACTGTTTGGATGTCTGCATTCAACGCTAATGGAGTTGCAGACACCTTTGCATAGGCAGATGAAAGGTATCCGTAGATACCAGCAGACGTAATAACCATTAATATTACCGCAGCAACCGACAAATAGTATTTAAGTGTTTTTGGGATTTCTTTCCAGTATTGATATAAGAACGAAATACTGACAATCTTTCCCAGTTCCAATGCTGCTGCCATTACACCCGCACTCAATGCAGCACCTGCGAACAATTTGGCAATACCCGTGACGGAAAATATTGCGGCACAGAGTGCGACAAATGTTGCGGTAAGTGATGTGATGGTTATTAACGATTTTCGTGTATTCATATATGTCTCAAGCGAAACACGACTAGAGAACTTGTGCTCCCTAGTCGTGCTGATTCTCCATAGTAATAAGGGTTACTAGTTGAACATAACTTTTGAAGGATCACCCCCTCGTTAGTAAGTTATGTTAATGGTGGAACAACCGCAATTACAATCATTACATCCACACATACTAGACCTCCATTTTTTAAGTTTTAATTACTTGATTACCACAGTCTTCGCTTTGTTCTCCTTAGTTTGAACTTTACGTGGAATAGTAATATGAAGTAACCCATTGTTGAAAGCTGCTTCGACCTTATCTGGATCCAGCTGATCAGTGAGTCTAAATGAACGACTGAACGAGCTACGCTTCAATTCACGAAGTAGATAAACAGATTTATCAGTTTGCTCACCCTGCTGTGCAGTCTTTCCAACAATACTTAGAACATCGTCCTCAATCTGAATTGAGATGTCCTCCTTGTTATATCCTGCAATTTCTGCTTCAATTTCAACTTTATCGTCAAACGACAACACGTTAACCTTTGGATATGCTGCCTTACTGAATGGTTCAATTCCAAAATTTTTGTATACATCTGGGAATTGTCCCCGGAAAGCCTCATCAAAAAACCTGTCAAACGTGTTTAACAAATTATCACGATTGAACTCAATTTCCTTCTCAATAACCGATTTTGGTACTCGCTGTACTGTCCACTTTGTCATATACTTCTCCTTTTTATAAGTTTCCGTTTCCACTATTGGATAACGGGATAGGAACCCCGAAGGCGTCCCTAAGATAAATATGTTGTATTATTAAAAACGTGTCTTATCGTTTTCCACCGAACACGCCATATGGTCAGCCCAGTGAATAATACGGGGTAGATTCGTTTTCATTGCATACGGGGCAAAATTAATAAGGTAACTCTTTGTTCCCTCGTCATATAGACCATCGGACAACTTAATACCGAGCCATTCATTCTGTGTAATCTGAATATTAAACTTCTGGAGGAGGAAGAGTGCCCGATCTGTCACCTTAAAATACTGTACGTTGTCATTCAACTTATACATCTCACCCCGTTTACGATGCCAATCCGAATCTTGATCCACGTAATGCGGCCCCTCGTCAGGATTACCCAACTTTCCAAGATCATGGTGAAGTGCAGCAAAAACCAGTTCCTGCTTCGTGAAATTGACATCGCCGTCAAGGGTCTTATACAGTGATGCCATCTTCAAGGCAGTTTCCGTAACACGAAGTACGTGATCAAGGTATCCACCCGGCCAAGCATTATGGAAATGTGCCTTTCCAGAAGCAGGAGCCAACGTCAGTTCGTCTTTCATGACATCGTACATTGCTCTCAGTTGTTCCGCCCGTGGGTCTGCGTCAATGTACTCCATGAACTTGATGTAATTCTGTTCAATCTTTTCTTCAGAATTTTCGATAGTAAACATTTTAATAACCTTTTTTTAGAGTTTAAGACAGTTGATACATAGATAATTTCTTTTGACTATTTTTCATCCACAATTCAAACAATGTAGGTGTAACAGGCTTCTTGGCTAACACAAGATTTGTATCTTCCAACAAACTATCTGCTTTCTTATTATTACAAGTAGAACATGCCGTAACCAAATTGTCCCATGTGGACTTTCCTCCTCTACATTCGGGCATTACGTGGTCACGTGTTAAAAACTCGTTACTACGTAGTTGCGACTTCGTTCTATTACAATACTGACATGTATAGTTGTCTC